TATTTCTTAAGAAAGCAACTCCGCCTAGAGCCATTATATATGAGTCATCAAATACTTCAAAACCATCTATAGTTAATCCTGTTGCTATTAAATCACCACTTGAACTTATATTACCTGATGCTGTTATATGACCACTATTAAAATTTGCTCCAGCAGGAGTAACTCTTAATTGTATTACATTTCCTGTAGTGATATCAAATTGATCATCTGCAAAAGATATTGAGGTATCTGGATCCCCAATATGTTTTATTGCTCCATCTATACTAATATCTCCACCAAATATATGGTTTGTTCCACTTGCACTTATATTACCTGAGGCTGTTACATTTCCATCTGCATTAAATCCTCCTACTGCTTGAATAATTGGATTAGTTGCAGATGTTGATCTTAAAAAGTGATCTGTTGATAATGGAGCATTTGGATATATTCTTCCATCATTAAATATACCATTTGCATATACACCTCCACTTGCACTTATATTGCCTGATGCTGTTACTGGTCCATCTAATTTTATATCTGTTCCATCAATTCTTGTTTTTGCTGTTATGGATGCTAATCTTACAGTATCTGAACTTCCATGGTAAAGTCCTATTATTTTATCATGACTTTGAAATTGAGCTGCATTTATATTACCACTTGAACTTATATCTCCTGAGGCTGTTATATTTCCGTTTACATTTAATTCATTTAATGTTCCTAATGATGTTATATTAGGCTGTGCAGATAACATCACAAGACTTGCAGAATCTGCATTGGAAGATGAAATTTCTTTTGTTATCTCAATTGATGCAGTAAGAGCATATGAAGCAGATATATTTAAAAAAGGAATAAGAGATCCTGTGCCATCTGTTATCTGATCGCTAGATGATATTTGCAAAACTCTTTGATAAGTGTCTTGTATATTTTGGCCTGTAAAGTCGTTTGAACCTGCCATTTATAACCCTATTTTTTGTATAAACCTTTAAGAACGCCTTTTATAACTGATTTCTTATTTTCATTGATTGGCTTATGTTTTGTATATGTTGCAACTATTTTATTTAATCTATTCTTTTTCAAATGTAAATTTTTCATATTAATATTTTCATGTACTAATAATTTTAATATGTTAGCAATATGATTAACTTCTTTTTTAGTTATCTGTTGTTTTACATTTGAAACTTGAATTTTATTTTCTTTTATAACTTTTTTATCAGATTGAGATCGAACTTCAACTGTTACTTTCTTACTAGCATTTATTTCAAATTTAGATTTCCATGGTGTAAAATATGTATCTTCTGCAATTACCTCTAAACGTATATTTCCTTTTGATGATTCATCAATTAAACCTTTTAATTTTCTAATAGGTATTTGACACTTCCCATCTGATGTTAATTTACCATTAAACATTAAACTATAGTCGTCAGTTTCAACAACTAGTCGTGCAGATGATTTTGAAAGACTAGTTCCTTCTATTTTAATATCACATTCAAATAATTCTGTTTTATCTGTAAATAATTTATACATAATTTTTACTCCAATCTTGTATGTTAGCTTTTATGTTATCTTGCAATGCACTTATTTCTTTATCTAGATTTTCATTAGTAAGACGAATAAATTGAGTATTTTTTATATTTGTAATTGCTTTCCATTTATGATCTTTATCTCTTTCAGATTGAATTAAAACATCTAATGTATTTTTATTATGATTGTCTAATGAATTATAAGAAAACATTTTATTTAATAAATTTTTACGTTTTTTACATCCACAATCTTTTCCAGTGAATTCTGATATTTTTTCTACTAGATTTTTAATACCAGTAGCTTTTGTAAATCGTTCAACAGTATCTCCTAAACCTTTATCACCTTCCAATATTTTATTCTTTAACCAACTCATATTTGTATATTTTCTACTTTTAAATTAACATCTAATACTTTTTTATACACTAATTCAATATCTTTAGCCGTTATTTTAATATTATCTCTAATAGTTTTTTGGCCAGAATATGTTTCTAATCCTTTTACTTTACATATCAATCTTATAAATCGGTTTTTCTTTTCAGGTTCAAGTTGATGAACATGATATTCAATTTCTTCACCACTAGCTCCTTGTGATAATAAATCTTCTAATAATGTTACATCATCCCAAGTATATGGAACTACACTGCCATCTAATTCTGGGTCTGGATTTCCAGGTGCCTTTTCCCATCTAAAGTCAGCCTTTTCCCATTTTATTTTAGTATTTCCCATTTAATATAAATATACTAATTAATGATAACCATTTAATAATTCTAACAAATCATCTATTGCATCATGTCTATGACTATCTTCTAGGACTGTTTTGTATACATACTTTGAATTTGTTAATTTTGACATATCATGATATGCTGAATAATTTTTATCCTTTAAATCTATTTGATATGAATCACCACAAAACAACATTTTTGAATCCTTACCTAATCTTCCAATGGCCATTGCTAATTGTGATCTTGTTAAATTTTGAAATTCATCTACTATAACAATTGCATTATCAAATGTTCTACCTCTGAAATGTGCTAATGATACCAATTCAATTTGTTCTGTTTTTTCCATTTTTTCCAATATTGGTGGTTTATTATAAATCTTTCTCATATTACTTCTAATAGGAACTAACCATGGTTCCATCTTTTCGCTTTCTGAACCTGGTAGAAATCCATTATCTTCTGTAGAAATAGTTGGTCTTGTTATAATAATTTTATTGTATTGTTTTTTGAAAAATTGATCTAATGCAACTTGTACTGCCAATAATGTTTTACCACTACCTGCTTTACCCACTATAAAATTATATGGATGTTTTAATATTTGTGCTTTTGCTTTTTTTTGTTCTTCTGATAAACTTAATGAAAACCTAACAGCCCCTTTCGGCGGACTCTTTACCATATTATCTTTTATTGCCATACTCGTGACTCCTTTATTTAATATAAATATAAAGCCATAAAAAAAGGGAGACCTAAGTCTCCCTTCATTTATTCATTTAATTATTAATTGTTAATTACTTATCAATAAATTATTAAACAGTATTTAAATGCCCAACAAAGATCTTACCATAGAATTCTGGACGAACCATTTTCTTAGCATATCTAGTCATTACACCTTTTCTTGGAGTAAAGTTATTAGGATCATATACTAATGGAGTCATAATAAGCGGTATATATGGAGCATAAACAGCACCTGTTTCAAGGAACTGAGCACCTCTATATCCCATTAATATAGTACTTTCAGTCATATAAGGATTCTTATAAACCTGGAATCTATTATTAATAGCACCTACTTTTTGTACACCCATTGCAAATTGCATTTTGTCGCCATCTGTATCAGCAGCATATCCTGGAATTGATTCTAGAATAGTTGCAACACTTGGAGAACATACTAGGAAGTTCGCTCCACCTCTTAAAGTTAATTGGTGAATCTTGTTCGAAACTTTTTGTATTTTAGTACCTAAAGTTTGGAACCATGTTCCTTGGTTATATGCTTGAGCAGTTGCATTAGTTTGCGTAAATGAATTAGTTGAACTATCAAATTGGAATCCAATCTTAGCAGACCATCTTTCAACAGTTTGCGCATTTTGGATTAACATATCTAAAATTTCTAAATCAATTTCTTGCGAAACATATTCAGATAACATAGAAGTTAATTCAGCCTCTGCATCAATTGAATGATAAGCATTCAAGTCTTGAGCAAATTCAGGTGACCAAACAGCTTTTAACTTTCTTGTCTTAGCAACAATTGCTTCAGATCTTAGTTCAAGATTGATTTCTGGAATGTCCAATGCAGCTGTATCAGAACCTAATGATTCAGTATCTTCAAAGTCGCCTCTTGTAATACTAGTAGGTGCTTTCTGATAAGCAACTTCTAGTGGACTATCAATATCGCCGATAGTTGCAACACTAGTTAAGAAGATTACGTGAGAATCATTCGTCGTAGTTGTTGTAAATTTCGGGAAGACAGCTTTAATACAAGAACCAGATACATTAAATGCTCTAACACCTTCTACATCTGCGCCTGCTAATGATGCAGTAGCAACAGCAATTTGTAAAAATGTATCATCATTGTCTACTCCTGAAGCAGAAAATTCTGCATCAAAGTTTGTAGCAAGATCAAATTGTGCTTGCGTCATTGCAACAGCATCACCTCTTAATGATGTCCATAGATTAGTAACCTGGTTATATGAACCAGATGAATAACCCGCACCAACTGTACATTCTGCGGTAGAATTTAATGCATCTACGTTAGCAACTGCTGCTGAATTAACATCATTGATTGAATAACCAAATCTGCCAGCTCCATAAAGTCCTTCAACTGCTGTATCAGTTCCGTTACCTCTAACTTTGTCAGTAACACCAAATACAGAATCTAGTTGTGAAGTTCTACCTTGGCCAGTTAAGAAATCGTTACCAAATGCAGTTCCTGCATCTGCATTACCAAATCCTACTGCTCCTTGCGCTGTACCATATTTAAAGTCTAAGTAAAATACTAGACCTGATGGTAAGTTCATTGGCTGAACGCTTACAAAATCTTTTGCAGCAATTTCAGCAAAAATTCTTCTAACTAATGGAAGGGCAACACCCGCCCATTCTTCAGAATTTGTTTCAGTACCAGAGCTATTAGCCTCTGTTACTAATTGCTTGGCTTGGTTCTCTAAAAGAACTGCCATGCTTTTTCTTTCAACCTCGTTGTTCATTCCTTCCAAAAGGCCTGTCCTTTCCCACTTCTTTTCTAATTGAAGTGATACAGCATTTTGGTTGTTCTGAGCATCATGAGGTAATAATGAATTAATATTCATGAGATTTTCTCCTCTTTTATTTAATTTTAAAGATTAGCTAATTTTTTCCATCTAGCTGATAAATCAGATCCTTCAGAAATTACTTTCTTTGGTCTTGTTGATCTAGTAGATTTAGAAGCATAGCTTTCTTTGATTGTTCTTTTTGTTTTTCCACCAAAGTTAAATGATTCAGATAATGTAGCAAATACTAATTTAACTTCCCTCAATGATTGAGCTCTGTCAAAGTTTTCAATTACTTTCATTTTCTGATTTTCATTTAATGAATGATTTCTAAACAACTTGTTTGAGAATAATAATTTTGCATTAAGAAGGTTGACTTCGTTAATTTTAGATTTCAAAAATTTGATAACATTATAAGCTTCTTCAAGGTCTTTTTCCTTGTCTTCACCTTCGTCCATATTATCATCTTTGTCTTCAGTTTCTTTAACATCATCTTTATCATCATCTTCTTTCAAAGCACTAATGATTTCGTCGATAGAAACTTCTTCTTCGCCTTCCTCAACTTTGTCTTCTTCTGTTTCAGATAATTTACCCTTACCTGGATCATCTTGATCAGAACCATCAGCGACATCCATTTTATTGTCAGCCTTTCCGATGTCAGATGAATCAGAAACTTCTTCTAAATCTTCTTCTGCTTCATTAACTTCGTCTTCTAATTCTTTGATGATAGCTTCAAGTTCAAGATCTTCTTCCATCTCGTCCCCTTCGCCTTCCATTGCTGGTTCTTCCATTGCTGGTTCCTCAGCTGGTAATTCGTCTTCCATTCCGTGATCTTCTTCCATATCGTATTCTGCTTCGTCGACTGGTGCACCTGCAGCTGCATCCATACCGTCACCATTGGTTTCAGTCGGATCTTCTGCAGTTTCATCCATTTCTTCTTCTTCGGCTAATTTAGCAGACAACATACTTTGAAGTCTAGGAGTGAAAGCTTCTTCTAATGCAATTTTTGCGTTGGCTAATGCTGTTTCTCGTACCGCTTTCGCGTCAGCAATGGCCTCTTTAAGCAAATCATTTTTTGCCATAGTTTTTCTCCTCTTATTTAATTTGGAAATAAGGTTATTGTAAACCTCAATAGGATGAGTAATTAATTACTCGTTAATAGATTTATGAGTGACCGTATATTAGAACACGGTATCGTAGTCATTTATATATATTGACTAGACTTGATAAATACCTAATAAATTTTATAAAAGTTATCTTTTATGAATTTATAAGGCCTTTTGATTCTTGTTGTTGAAAATATCTAGCTCTTTCAACTTGCTTTCTTTTAGTTTCACTTTTTGGAACAAAGTATCGACCATCTTTTAATTGTTGTAATTTACCAGAAGATTTAATCTCTTTTTTTAATTTTCGAAGAGCAAATTCAATATCTCCTTTTGGAAATCTTTTTGTTTTTATAACTTGTACTCCTACGCCAGGAGTAATACTTTGGTGATGTTTTTGATTTTTATTCATATAACTTATTTTAATAATACTTTAATATAAAGATATTTTTTCAATATTCCTAATGTATTATGGTCTTTTCTTTAAAGATGTTCCTGCTGGTTTAGGATATGTATCATCTAATGCAGGTCCTCGTTCTTCATGGCCGGATTGTGTATATGCCTCATCTTTTAAAGTTTCATTTATTTTATAATAACGATTTAATACCGTTCCCATATCTTCATATGCAGATTCTAATCGTTGTTGCAATCCACTCATTTCTCCTGCAGTCTTTTCAAATACTTTCATAGCTTCATTCATTTGTTTCATATGACGAGAAACTGTCATATTATCAAACCAATGTTCTGATTCTTGCATTGTCATCTTTTCGGCTCGTTCCATAACACTTTTCAACGTTGTAGTGACCTCTTGTAGTTTAGCATTGGAATATACCATCTCTCCTAACTTATGAAAATTGGATACAGCTTCTAAAAAAGAATTTCTATCTTCTTTAGTCATTTTTACATCTTCTTCTTCGCCTAAATATTTCTCATTGAGAATATGTTTCATTAATTGATTTTCATATTTTTTCATAATGTCCCTTAATAATTTTCAAGTTCTCCTGTTCGATCTAATCTATCTAATAATTTTTTCAAACCTTCTATTTGTTTTTCTGCACCATTGAAATATCGTCTTGCCTGAGCCAATGCTTGTTCTGCAGCATAACTAGGATTCATTTCATCCTCTGCACGACCTTCTAGATCTCTTATTAGTTCTTCTTCCATTGTTTCTAATGTTTCAGTCATAGAATCAATTTGCCCTTGATAATATTTAAAATCAAAAGGTTGAAATTGTCTTTCATCTTCATTTAATCGTCGTCCGCCAATTTTTTTAAACATTTCTAATAATGGTTTTTTCATTTTATATCTCCTATTCGAATGATCTTTCTGCAGGTATGTTACCTAATGGATCTGGACCGGTCGGTGATACGCCTGCCTTTTCACTAGTGCCATATTTACTTCCGCCAGCTGCTAAACCTAATGTTCCTTCATTAGCTAGCGTATCTACTCCTACTCCTGTACCTTTTTGCCCCCTCTTATTTGTTGGACCATATACCGATTGTAAATTTTCTAATGCCATATTAAAACTCCGTTATTATATCAGTTATTATTTTGTTTATATTGCTATATTTATCTACTTTAGTTGAACCTTTTGATTCATTTACTGGTGATAAAAATGCTCCATGAGTTGATGGATTAGAAACAAAATCAAAAGCAATCAATTCAAAATCTGGTTGTACTTCTAATGTTTGATCTCCTTCTCCAAATACTTCTTTCACGGAACCCATACCTCGAGATGAGATACCTAACTTTATTCCTGATTTGAAAAGTTCTTTTAATATATTACCAGCCGGTGTTCCTAATACTTCTACAGTACCTACTAGGTCATCACCTTTCCAATCCATTCCTAATACATTATGAGATACATTATTTAAATTTACTACTGATGAATCCGGGTGGTCTAGTTCTCCTAATGCACGTCTTTCTTTAACAAACGTTCCTGCATATTTTTTTGCCTCTCTTACAAGAGTCTCTTTTGGATATACTCTACCATTATGATTTTTTGCCTCAGCTCTTTGAAGTACGCCTTGTACAACTAATTTACCATTGTTTTGTGTCAATGATTCATTAATTGCTTGAGACGAAACCTCAAATACTGTATAATCTACTAATAATTGTTTACTCATATCTATTCACCTATTAACTTGGTTGTGATGTTGTATTTTCTCCATCATCTTTCATTGGCATATTACTAAATGGCAATACATCTGCATCAAATACTAGTCCTCCTTGATCATCAAAATAAGTACTATCACCAACTGTTGATGTTGCAATTGATGCTGTTGCAGCTACAAATGTATCTGATATCACTGCAGGTGTTATAGAACCTCTATACTTATTTGTTATTTGTAAAAATCCGTTTGCACCACTACCTGATATTGCAGTAAATAAATCACTAGGTGCTATTGTATTTGTAAATCCACAAACAATATCAGTTGCTGCTTGATCTTTAACTGCTCTAACAAATTGTCCTAGAATTGAACCTGTAATATTAACATCATCTGCTGCTAGCACAACATCTGTTGCAATATGTGTACAAGATGCAGAAACTACTCCGTCTATACTAGCTGGTATAGTTCCGTCCCAATTTCTATCATTTAATGGACCAGAACCTGATACAATAAAAAATCTAAATACTTTCATTGTGTTAACATGGTTAGCGGAAAAATCTGTTGCACCAGTATATGCTTCAACATCGAAATACCAATTGGTATCATGATTTGCTGATGCATTTACTGCAGAAGATGCTGTCCATAAATTCTCGCCGGCTGCTGCTCCAGTAAAAGTAAATGTAGTTACTTCTGCAGTATTACCTGTTATAAATGATGTCGAACCACCATCGGCTGCTGCTGCTGCCGGAATACTAATACCAGCATTACCATTCTCTTGAATAATAATCGGGTCGTGCCACATTTGTTTGTTTTGTTCTTGAATATACTTTTGCTTACATGCATGTATACCTTTGGATTCTTTAAGATCTTTATTTATTGGATCTCTCATAAAATCTTGCCATGATTTGAAATAATTCATTTGGTTTCTCCTCTCTTGTTTTTAGTAGCGCCTTCTTGGCGGATGACCTACTTTATTATTATTGTGATAATTCTTTTAATCTATGTGCAACTCTTAACATTCTTTCGTTAATTTTTGCAAATCTGTTGCCTGTTGATTTCCAGAAGTGGCCAGATTGAACTCCTGTTTCTGTTTTTAATCGCAAATTGTTATTTACAATTTTTTCTATTTCTGCCAACATTTTGTTAACTTCATTAATTCCTCGATTAACTTTTTGTGATGGTGTTGATGTTGGGTCTTGTTTGTATTCTTTATATGATACTTCATGAAGTGATTTCATCATTTTTTTATATATAGAATCGTTTACTAATTCAAACTCAGTCGCTGTTTCTGCATTATCTTTTTGTTTCTTTTTACCTTTCTTGTCATCATCATGGAATGCATAAGGAGTTTTTGGTGGACCTTCTCCGCCATCTAAATTACCAGTTACATTAGCCTCTTCTAATTCCTCATCTTCATTCTTAATTGCTTTAGTAACAGCCTTTCTTCTAGATTTAAGATATGAATCAGTCTTGTCAACATCGCCATCGTTGTCTATATCATCATCCTCTTTCCCTACTGGGTCAAGTTTTGCTTCTTTTAAATATTTTTTAAATGATTTTAAATAATCCATTTTTATCTCCTACATTTGTCTTTTAAAGAAATATATATTTGCCCTATCTCCTACTGCTGAAGATGTAATATACATTACCGATAAATCCATAATTGATGAATCTCCTACTTGAGTATTCATTAAATCACCTAATTTGATCTGTCCACCGTCTGATAATTCAATATGTGCATTATCTTCTGCTTTATCTAATGCAGCTGGAAATGTACCTGACCCAATCATCATTGCACCATGGCCATATAATGACCCGGTTAAGAATAATTCTCCTCCTGTATGTGCAACAACTGAAGTATATCTTCCTGGGTGTCCTAATCTGGTGAATTGTGTCTTGGCTAAACCTTCGACCGATGATGAATAAAATAATGGCATTACTTACCTCCTACATTTTTAAGTTCATTTACTAATTCATAATAACGAAGCATTGTTAATACATCTTTATCTTGAACAACATGTTTTTTACCAAGTTGATTTAATAAATTAGCAACTTCATTTAATTTTATACGAATCACTTTACTTGGCACAGTTGATTTAAGTGATTTGATTGATGTTTGAAGATTCTTTGTTTCAGTAATTACATACTTTTTTAAATTTACAGAATTACTTACATTATTAATATATTCACGTAACATACGTTTTTGTTCTGTATTTAAGTTAGAATATTTTTCATTAAATTTATCTACAACCATTTTGCTAGCTAATATCCTTACATCTTTATGTTCTGAATTTAATGTTGGTGTCTTTTCTTTCTTCTTTGGACTAGTTGCAACATATTCTGTTAATGTAAATTTGCTATCAATATATTCTTTTGGATCATCAGCTTCAGCATATTCAAATAATTTATATGTTGATGCATGTAATTTATAATTTGAAACTCTAGATTTAAAAAAATCACTTACATTATAATTAGATTTTAAATCTTTAATTAAATTATATTTGTCTCGTCTTAATTGTGTTTCGTTTATATCTTTACGTGCTCTAACTACTGCATCTACAAATTGTTCAGCTTTATTTTCTGTTTTAAATTTTTCTGTTGATACAGTACGATATAATTTTAACTCTTTAGCTAATTCTGATTTTGAATTGAAGTGTTTTTTAATAATTCGTAAAGCACGAGAATCGTGATTATTCATAGTATCCGATGCTACTTGCCTTACCAACAATTCAAAGATTAACCCTGTATTTTTTACTTTTGAATGTTTTATGCGTTTCATGAATCTGTGCCCCGTATAATCATATTTTTTTAATAAATATGCTAATCTTTTAGAAATCAATACTTAATTATTACTGAATTAATTGTGTTTCATCCAACATTGTTCCTTTATCATTATTTTTTGATTTTTCAGACATTGTTTCTTGAATAATTTTTGATGATTTACCGATTGTTTTTAGTGAATTAATTAGTTGTGTTATTTCTTTACTCTCAGTACTTAGTGCTGAGCCACCTCTGTATTTATGTTGCAATGGTGACTTATCAGTACTAAATGTGTTTCCTAATTCTTTAGCTCCTAATGGATCACGACCGAATGGCGATTTATGTGACTTACCTGTTATTGGACCTTGTGGTCTTCCAGGCCCTGCTATATGTTCTTGTTCTTGACCAGGTAATAATTCTCCTTTATTTGCTACATGCATTGATGCTATATCATGTGGTGTTCCAAATGATTGGTTTGTCTTTTTAGGGTCATTGCCTTCTGACTTAATTTGTTCATGTCTAAATTGTTGTTTCAAGTCTTGAATTATTTGTTCTTGTTCTGAATTCCATTCATCTTGACTTAATCCAAATATATTTTCATAGATATATCGTTGTGAGAACATATTTGATTCTTTCATTGTATTTGCCAAACCCATTTTTTCATTTAGTATTTCTACCTTTTGTTTTTCATACACAATAGATGGCGATGTCAAATTTAATTCAAAATCAATTAATGCCTCATCTTTAAATCCTTGTGTGTATAAATGTACAATTGCAATTTTAGTTAGTTCTGAAACAAATATTTTTTGGATTCTTTCAATTGTTCTTGCAAATCTTACATCCTCTGCTGCTAATGTCGCTTTACCCTCAACACCTTCATCATATCCTAAAAAGGCCTTTGGTATTTTTAATGCCGCAAACATTTTATTTTTTAAATAATCTATATCTTCAATCTGACCATCTGATGACATTCCTGGTAATGCTTCTATAGATGTCCCAGATTCACCTCCTCTAACTGGTAAGAAATAATCTTCAATCATATTTTGCATATTAAATTTAAGATTATAATCTCCTGTCTTTTCATCTATATAAGGCACCTTTTTCATTTTGTTAATAATTGTTTGCATATGATTATCAACTTCAGCTGGTGGTATATTACCTACATCCACTTTAAAAATTCTCCTTTCCGGTGCTCTCATAATTCTATGAATTAGCATCGCATCTTCCATCAAAGTTAATTGTTTAAATATTTTTCTTGCAGACTCAATCATCGACTTACCATAAGGTAAAAAATTTGTATCAGATAACAATCTAAAATGTGCAATTTCAAAAGGTTGAAATTCTTGCATAGTTCCTTGTTGATTACCTACATATGGATTGGTACTTCCTCCATGAGTCATTTCTAGTGTAAATTTATGTGCATAAGGATTGTCTGGATCAAATCCTTCTTC